ACCACATGCAGTACTACCCTGCACCACATGCAGTACTACCCTGCACCACATGCAGGGATAAGTATAACCATAGTAAAAATAACCAATGGAAGTATAACCATAGTAAGAAAAAGAAAATACTAAAAGAAAAAAATTTTGCAACGTCGTCAATCTTGTGTTATAGTGTTATCTATGCAAGATATTCAAGGGTTTTGTGCTATGCGCCACTGGGTCATCAGAGGAAAGCACTTTGATAACACTTTGGAAAAACTCGTCTACATCGTTCTCGTAGACCACACTGACGATAACGGTCAGTGCTTCCCGTCAGTTGCCATGATAGCCGCCGAAGCAATGTGCGGAGAACGTAGCGTCTATACCGCGCTGAAATCGCTAGAGGCCAAAGGGCTTATTACTCGTGAGCCAAGATATGCGGCAAATGGCGTGCGTAAATCAACCGTCTACCATGTGACCACAGAAGAACGCAATGTCCAGCCTGATTTCTCTAAGCCTGATACGTTTGATAAAACGCTTTACCAAGCTCCAGAATCGACTACTACGGTAGAACCCACACACGAACACACGCTGGTGGAATCAACGCCACACAAGCGCGAGGAATACCCGAACGCATTCGAACAACTGTGGACAATCTACCCGAAGCATGTAGCCAAGATGGCCGCTTACAAGGCATGGCGTAAAGCAAAAGTAGGCGTGAACAGCGCTTTCCTCATGGCCAAGGTGCAGGCATTCGCAGCACAATGCGTCAACACTGAAACGCGGTTTATCCCCAATTTTGCAACATGGCTCAACGGGGAAAGGTGGAACGATGAATATCGTCCAGACCCGCCACAAGCACGCAAGCCCGCCACGAACGCGGAACGTAATATGCAGAATCTCACTCAGGCGATGCAGTCGCAAACTGACCTCTTCGGCTTTCAGGTTGAGTCCGGCGTGTCGCGTCAGTAATCATATATAATCGATAATGTAAAATAACCAACAAATGAAAGGGACATGACATGCCAATAAAAGTAAAACACCAATCATTCGCAGACTGCGAAACACTGACCATTTTCGGGGCAAAACGAGGTAAAGGCAATTCCACGAACCTCGTGCGAGTGCAATTCAGCAACTTGGACGATTTGAAAGAATTCCAAAACGAGTTAAATAATCTTTTCCCCGAAAACGTCACCATAGACGAAAAATTCAAAGAACCAAAAGAAGAAGGATACTACCTCTCACAGACTGGAATACTTCTCTTAAAAGATGAATGGGGGTGGAGCGTCATACGATTCAAAGACTCAACTACACCATACTTGGCATGGGACCCAACCCACTTACATTTAATCAACGAGAAATGGCAAAATGTCATCGAAAAATTAACTAAAGTTGCACTACCACTAACTCGTGTAAACATTACCCCATTTTCAGAATGAAAGGACAAAAATGAGTATCACAGTATCCCGTTACGCTTACGAGAATGGCGTCAACATCCTCCGCGTCGAGGGTGTCAAAGCGGCGACTATAAACGAAAATCTGAACTCACAGCCTACAAAGTGGCTAGATGTTGAGTTTTATTCAACGGAAGATTTAATGGCACTCCAAGACGAATTAAATAAAACATTCCCGGAAAACATCAGGCTTGCAGGTAAGTTCAAGGAACCAGAAGAAGACGGCTTATATCTTACTTGTACCGGGATTCTCCTATATAGGGATACGGAAGGCGATTGGAGTATCAGAGCATTCTATAACGGGGAGCCATGCACTCACCCGTCGCAAGTGAACGTGTTAGGGGAAAACGAAGAGGATTACGAGACCGATTGGCTCAAGATAATCAAGAAGCTTGGTGCCAAAGCATTTCCGTTAACTCATGTGAGCGTTACCCCAATTTACAAGTGAAAGGACAAAAATGATTAAGGTCACAGCGTATACTAATCCGGAAACCATCGTTATCAACTCATTGCGAGACTTGGCCGCCACTACGACGGAAGACGGGTGGAAGGTCGTGCTAAGGTTCCGGGATGAAAACGAGATGAAAGCATTGCAAGACGCACTCAATTATCGTTTCCCAGAAAATATGAGGACAATGCAGGAAATGCCAACGGAGGAGGGCTATTACATCACCCAGACCGGCACACTGCTCTACAGTGACGGAGCAGGTGATTGGAGTGTGCGCCGTCCTACTCTTGATGACGGAAAGTATGGGACTGAGCCGCTAAACCGTGTTTGGAGCGATGGATTATCCGCGTTGCATGTTACATGGCCTCTTGTTGTCTCGACGTTTGGTGCTGGGGCGTTCCCGCTAGTGCCGGTCAAGTTCGCTTATTGATAATGATTCTCATTATGCCCGCTGATTTGTTTCGGCGGGCATTTTCTGTTTTCCGGCGTGTCGTACTCAACAGTGGTGTATTATGTAATTACCAACCGATAAGAAAGGAATCTAAAATGGTTAAACTCCAGCCGTACAACCAAGGCGAATACATCTGTGACGCATACGTCATCATCGACGAAGAAAACGCAACCGCACACGTCCGCAACATCGATAACGGAATCAACTTCGACATTGAAAACCTGAACCGTGTGGGAGGCATCCTATTCACCCTCCGACTTGAAATGCTCAAACGAGGCTACCGGCTCGGCAAATTCAAGCCGGACTACACCACTGAAGGTGGCTATGACGTAGACGTTTACGAACGCAAAGCATGAAAAACACCTGCTCCACCAGCAAGGGTGTGGCACCCAATTGGAAGGGAACTCATAATGTTGACACTATTCAGCGACATTCCACCATATGACATGCATTCTGTCGTGGAATGCGACAAAGACAAGGACACTGCCATATTCGAGACAGCTGTGACCGTGCAAGACAATCCCAAAATAGTCCGCTATCGCGTATGGCTGTCAGCATGGAAAGGCTTAGAAAACCGGCAGAGAAGTGGTGCACAATCTAAAACCTACATGCTGGACGTTGTAGCTCCCTCAGACTGGACGATTGATAAAGTCCACAATACGATACTCATATATCTCGCTGGAATCAGTCGGCTGAAATTCTCAAGCGGAATTCAATGGCAACACGGTGACTACCAGACACAGGCGCACGATTCCGCCCAAGAAGACTACATACTTTACCTTGACGATTTTCTGGACTCAATCACACCGCAATTTTGAAAGGAAACACTCATGAACAACGTTAATCATCCAGCACACTACACCGACAACACGAAGCCTTGCGAATGCATTGAAGTCGCGCAATATCACAGTTTTTGCGTAGGCAACGCCATAAAATACGTGTGGCGGTACCGACTAAAAGGGCGCCCCCTCGAAGACTTGCAGAAAGCAGAATGGTATCTACAGAGGGCTATCGACAATGGTGAGAAATGCCGTTTGCAAATCGATGGCGAACCATTGGACGCGCACAATCTCATGCAAGTGGGGAAGTGCTGTCTCTACATGGACAACATGTTAGACCTTGCCCGCCAAGCCACCACCTATGATGAAGGTCTCTTCTGGCTGTACCTTAGAAAAAGTGACTTGGACGGCATGCTAAAAATCGTGAAATTAATGCAATCTGAATTCAAGGAATACGAGAAATGAATAAACTGCAAGTGCAAGCACTCCTAACTTATGCCAGCGCCTTCGATAACCGTCTTGTGACCGATATGCAGGTGGCCGCATGGATGGAAGCGTTAGCCACTGACATGCGATTGGACGTGGCGAAAGAAGCCATACGCCAATTTTTCGCAAGTCAAGAATACACGAAGAAGCGCCCGTATCTCATGCCCGCCGACATTAACAGCTTTTGGGTCAAGTGGAAACGTGACCATAAGCCTTCCGAAGCCGATATTATGCGTGAAATGCGCGCACTGGGCATTGAGGGTGATGCGAGTTGGGAGTATCGGCGGAATCGGTTGAGTGGCCGTAGCCTCGATGAAGCCGCACAGTCCGCTAAACGGTTCCGTGGTCTTGATAGCGCGCGTGGGTTGAGTTGTTTGGGTGAGATTCTGCCTAGTTCGGCGTGTCGCACTCAACAGTGATGTATTATGTAATTACCGAACAAAGAAAGGACAAACAAAATGACCACCGAAAACCTCCGCTTCAACCTCTTCGAAATCTTCGATAACATGATGGGCACCAAGAAGAAGCTCTATATCACTAAAAATCTTGACGTGTACACTACCCGCAAGGGAGACATACATCGAGTAATTCGCGTTCACTGGGAAGTCGCCAAGACCGACGAAGAACTTCGCAGGGATTACCGTAAGCGCGGCCAACACTATTCTAGCCACTGCTATGAGAATCTTTTCCCATACACCACCGAGGGAATGTACGATGCGATAGACTACCTCGACACCCTCCCCGAAAACGCATTATAAACGACATCCAGCCCCGCTCACGCGGGCGGGGCACCATTAATGAAAGGAAACAATAATGAAACTCGAAGAAAAATATATGGCAGTCCTCAACGAAGTCCCCAACTTCGTCACCGACCTGACAGCCAACGCTGGACAACGCACCTACAAGTACCTCAATCTTGCTACCATTCTCAAGACCATCAAGCCTATTTTCGCCAAGTATGATTTAGCCTTCCGGCAGGTGGTGCGCATGGGCGCGGTAGGAGACAAAGTGAGCTACGGCACGGTCGAAACAATCATTTTCGACGCTGAAAAAACCTTGAATGTGGGGGACTACCCATTTATTGTTGTGCCCGACCCGCAGGCAATCGGCTCCGCAGTAACCTACGCGCGACGCTACTCCCTCTACGCCGCTCTTGGTATCTTCCCCGACAAGGACGATGACGGCGCCGCCATGCGCGACTATTCCGCCCCACAGCAGCCACGCAAGGCCACGGCACAGGAAGTCAACGACCTTAACGACATGGCTCAAGCCGCTGGAACCAATCTAGGGTTTTACGTCAACGCTTTGTCATCGCAGTTCGGCCATGAGGTGCGTAAGCCTCAGGACTTGACCGAGCATGACGTCATACTTCTCCGTCAGGCTATCAGTAAGGGAGGCAATAAGTGAAAAAGGGTGCTATATTCTGCGGTTTCTTAGCACTTACGATTGTCTCCGCTGTTGCTTTGGGGGCGGCGTTGTGGTGTGAGGATAGTTATATGACTCTTCTCGCATTGTCTACCATCATCATTGGTTTGGCTGGCATGGGTTTCGTTGTCATGGATTATCTCTAGTCCGGCGTGTCGTAACCAAAACTGTTGTATTATGTAATTACCAACCAAGGAAAGGACAAACAAAATGGCAATCAACCTCAGTACAGCAGAAGCCTACATCATCAGCTATCTTGAAAACAGCGGACAGGATGGCGGCAATTGGGACACCTACGGAGCCGCGAAAGACCTCCGCACCATCTGCGACATGAACGGCTACACCGATTATGAACAGGTAGACACCGACGAGTTTACCGAACTGCTCAAGGAACACGCACTTTAAACCAAACCACAGCCCCGTCCGCAAGGGCGGGGCACCATCTAATGAAAGGAACAATAATGAAAGATACAATAACCCTTGCTCAATACGTCAAGTTCCTCAAAGAGACGCTAGACCAGCTTGACGAAGTGGCTGAAGACTCACCAGACATTGAATTAAAAGACTACACGCCGCAAATCGCAATCTACCCAAATTCCAGAGAAGACGCACTAGACTTGCTCTACTTGGCTGGAATCGAACCGACAATTTATAAAGCCATCGTGCGAGGACAATTCAACACCGTCAACGGAATCGCATACGTCCACTATGATGAAGAGATTGCGGGAGAGGATAAATGAGGCTCACACTATGGCCGGGAGCCATGCCCATCACATTCAAAATCGTCGCCGGAGAGCGAGAATACAGAATCAAGGAAGACGTTTACGCCTACCTTATCCAGTCAAAAAACGGCAATCTATTCACGCTCGACCATGAAAATAATCTCCGCACCGTCAACAGTCGGAATAGTTATCTTAACTCTTTGGACGATAGTGAATTGTTGAAATATTTGCGCAACGCGTTCGGTATCAGCCAGCGTGAAATGGCAAAAATGTACGGTGTACGGCAATGCCAAGTCGCGCATTGGGAAACCAAGTTCCGACGCATCCCGCCCGCACGACGCCAAAAAATAGCGGACACACTACTGAAAGCATACATGCTCTCCACCACGGAAAACGGATTACCGGTAAGAAAGGAAAACTAAAATGAAGATTCTGAACGTTTCTCAAGCGCAGGACACTCAAGCATGGCTGGACGCGCGAATTGGTAAAATCACGGGCACCAAAGCCGGGACGCTCGCACTCGAACATTACGCCCAAAAGGACGTAGACAAGCTCGAAGCCATGGCAGACAAGGCAAAGACTGAAGAAAAGGCCGAAGAATACAGAGCGAAAGCCGAACAAGCCAAACGAGATAACGAACGACTAAAAGTCAACCTCGATTTTTGGCAGTTCCTCGCCGACATGATTGCGGAACAGCCGGACGGGGAACCGCCAATGGAACGCGGTCACCGTTTGGAAAACACTAATATCATGATGGCGTGTGAGAAACTTGACATTTCCACCGACGTTGTTGAATTCGACACTGGAATGTGGGTAAGTGACGTGGATGACCGTATTGCGGTCAGTCCTGACGCTCACGCCAAGCCGCAAATCGATATTAACGGGCTGGAATATAATCCCACGTTCGCGTTCGAAGCGAAAAGTTTGGGCACGAAATACCATTTGCAGACGGTTGTCCCGTTCCGTGTATTCCAGCTGTTGAATGATTCGGAAACTCCGAGTAGTCAGCGTGATGAATTGCAGTCGTTGGCTCTCAAACTATTCCCGGAGATTCTGGAATCGCGTCGTGAGTTCGACTTCATCCCGGAACAATACCAGACTCAAGTGCTTCAGTATTTTGTCGTTAACCCTGACTTGCAGACGGTGTATTTCACCATGCTCGACGATAGGGTTTACGGCAGTCTGCAACATGAGGTGTTCGAGGTTGACCGTCGGAGTGTTGCAAGTGAAATCGAAGCGCAGAAAACAAAAGAATTGCAGACATTGGCACTTATTGACGAACTGCAAAAACTGGGAGGTGTGGACTGGTGAACATTTCACGACGTGTCATTTACGCGGTTTTCGACGATTGCGCGGGATGCAAACACCGCGAGTTGATTGACGAGCTACGAAAAATGGTGTTGCGCATCAAGAAAAAAACGGGCGTTATGATTGCCCTCATGATAGTTCAGCCGGGTAACAGTCGTTACTGGACTTTGCGCAAGTGTCACAAGTATTCTACCGCGCCTTTTTTCGTGTTTGATGGAGTGTGTTACCGTCATGTGGACACGCTTGAGGTGCAGTGCTTAGCGTATTGCAGTCGTTGAGATTAGGGAATCTACGAAGAATTTCGTGGGTTCCCTTTTCTGTTTTCCGGCGTGTCGCACTCAACAATAGTGTATTATGTAATTACCAACGATGAAAGGACAAACAAAATGAACACCGAATTCCACAACATCAACGGTTACTGCATCGTCGTCAACACCAACGAAGACCACAGCGTCTAAGTACTGGAAATATGGAACGAACATCACAAGGGCAGTGCAGTATTCGGGGCCAAGAGCGAACAGCACGAATTCAAAAACCGTGAAGAATATACTGAATGGTTCAATAGGCAGTACGAAGCCCACACCAAGTAACCCATACCGCCCCGCTCGCAAGAGCGGGGCACCACTAATGAAAGGAGCCTACAATGAATAAAAACGACGGATTCGTAGCGATACTCTTTCTCTTCGGAATCGTATTATCCGCAAATGAAAACATGAACTTCATCAATATTATCGGTGTCGCGTGCATGTTGGCGGCACTCTACACCTACCGCAAAGGAGCAAAGAAATGAACAAAGCAGTACAAGCCGGACTAGTCGCCGGGTATCTTAATACTTGCATCCAGACAACGGACGGTTTCGGCATGTCCTTAAAGAATGCGCGCAGAGCATGGTTAGACGCTCTCAACACAGTCGAAACGCAGTACGAAACGAAGTGGCAGAGGCGCAAAGCACTGCAAGCCTTCAGTCTGCGTAATCTCGCTACATGTGGTTGGTGTCTCGCACCATTCATCACTTTCCCAGTGTGGCTTCTTATGGCGAGGAAGACGGGATTACGCGGCTATCTGACGGCAGTCAGCGTATGCGCGTTCACTCGCCATCTCGCGGAAATGTACTAAAAAGGGGGATATGGTGAAATATAGGAACGTTGACGCTTACGACTATCGCGTGCAGTCTCATTATTCGGAAAACGGTGTCGTATGGGAGGTGTATGAGAGGACTAGCGACGGTTGGCAGAAGCGCAAGCGTGGCTATGACAAGCGTGTTGCCGAAGCAAGGGAGAGAGCGCACGCGGTTATTGCTCGGCTTGCTGAAGTGCGTTATGGCGCTGACTATCGCGTGTCCCGACTTGTGCCGCTGAAGTATCCGATGTGTTGGGGCGTGTTTGTCGAACGTCGGCGTGTCGCATAACCAAGTGGTGTATTATGTAATTACCAACCAAACAAGAAAGGACAAACCAAAATGACCACCGCAATCATCTACCTCAGCTATCGCATCTGCACACAACGTCTCGTAATCAAAGAAACCGGAGAAGTCTACGATTTCCACAGCGAAGCAATGGAATTTAAAAACCAATTGGCAAACATGCGCAACATCCTCAAGCGCGACGAAGATTTCACGTTCGGCCGAGTCTGTCTTGTAGACAATTTCACATGGCATCAAGGATTATACCAGTGCGCAGTCTACGAGGCAGAAATAAAATATCTTTAAACAACCGCCCCGTCCGCAAGGGCGGGACACAACTAACGAAAGGGATAAAACATGTATACAGTAAGATTCAACGGTGTCGATTATGTATGCGTCACATTCAGCCAAGCCGTAGCCGTGGCAAGAAAAACAGTGGAACACGGAGAAACCGCAACCATTTTTGACGATGAAGGCGAACAAGTCGCATCATTCCAACCAAGGGAAGAAACAAAATGAAAAAAATGCCAGAATTTATCGTACATGTCAGCGTTGAACTAGCCGACTCAATGGTGGAAGAAAAACTACGCTACACCACCAATAAGGAAAACCAAACCTACACGATTGGGGAAGCCGCAACCCTCAGCAAGGACAGCTACATCATGTTTGGAACTGTACTCGCGCAATTAGCAGAATTTTGTATGGAGCAATCGGAGAAATAATGCTAGCGAAAGAAGGCAAGCCAAAAGAGAAAAACCCGACCGAAGAAACACGTCAACTCGTGTTGGAACGCGACCACTACCGGTGCGTTAGATGCGGGCGGGACGTGAGATACACACCATTCGGCTATTCCATCCACCACCGTAGACTACGCTCGCACCCATACGCTGAAATGCATTCCAGTCCAAACCTCATAACCCTCTGCGGGTCAGGCACAACCGGTTGCCACGGGTGGGTACATGAGAATGTGAAGGAAGCCGAACGACTGGGATTAATCGTGTCAGGTTTCGCCAGACCTGAAAACATTCCAGTTCAAACGTGGGACGGATTGAAAACCATTTAAAAAAGGAGAAACCGCACGGGGAAGAAGATGAACCCGTGCGGCTTTATCAATGACAGCACTAAAAGTCAATCGCCAAAACTTTCAGCACTTCACATTATACTAGGGCAACTTATTTTCGTCAACGAACGTTTTACCAAGTTTGCCGCCCATCACCTGATTGACAGCAGTGTAAACCGTCTGAGAGACACCCACCACAGCAACAAGCAGTACACCCCACGTATAACCGTGATTAAAACCGCCCACCGCCGCGATAGCCAACATGCCCAACACAATACTGACCGCGAGACTAAACAAGGCGGTCATGTTATCCGGCAGAATAGGTTTAACAACCTGCACGAACACGGGAGCAACCAAACCGACGATAGCAACCGCGATAGTCTCAGCCTGAGTAATGTCCATAATTTACTCCAATCACCAATACAAGGTTTCACCCGGGTAAATCACGTTAGGATTGCCTGAACGATAGCCCTTAATCTGACCCACGTTAATCTTATATCGTGACGCGATACCGCTCAACGTGTCACCAGACCGCACAGTATAACGGCGTGCTCCCCCAGTGGAAACGCTAGAACTGCGACGGCAGACACGCTCCCCAGCATAAATGATGTTCGGATTGCCGGAACGGTAGCCCGTCCACTCATTCCAACTACCACCATAGCGTGATGCAATCGAACTCAACGTGTCACCAGACTGGACGTAAACGCATTGCGCAGACGATTGAGCCGTACCACATCCAAGACGATTATTAACAATCCTCATAACCGAATCATAATAACCGCCCAGCAAGGCGCGGCGTGTCGCCCCATTGCCATATTTCCCGGCTATCACACCATTTGCCATCTGATTCACGTCACCGTTAGGTGTGGTGTTCGGTGTGTCATGCCTGACCGTCGTTATGGTGCCAGTATTAGCGAACGAATTAGGCACGCACCCACTACGCTCACCACAGGCAATACGTCCCCACGCGGTCTTATCCCCGAAGAACAAGTCAAGGTCAAGGAAACCATTATAGCCACTCAACATACCGTGAGACGTGTATTGCAACATGCCCTCACCTGCACTGCCAGCATTCCACGGCTGAGACTGATAGCCAGTGACGGCATTGCTCGCATACTGTGCCTTCCACAGCATGCAATGTTGGCGCACGTCTTGCGGAATCTGCCACACGGCGGACGCTTGCACATAAACCACAGGCCAGACACTAGTACGTTCATGCACTCGATTCACCCAATCGCGAACCCAATTACCGTTACCCCATGACACGTTACGGTAGCTCTCCCAGTCCAATACCAGCATGGAACGACCAACATACGAGCCAATCGTGTTAACGAAATAGTCGGCTTCCGCAATCGCACTGCCACCATTCGCATAATGGTACAACCCATGAATCTTGCCAGTTTCGATAGCGCCAGTAATCTGGCTAACCCACGAAGTGTTAGTGAAGTCCACACCCTCGGTGGCCTTGACGATAGCGAAATCAGCCGGAATGGTGCGCGTGATGTTTGCGGGTTGCCATCCGCTCACGTCCACTCCATTCATGTTCGCCAACGCCACGCTAGGCGAAAGCATAATAGTCGCACTCAACGCCAAACCGGCAACCGGCCTGACCATGCTCCGCTTAAACCGCTTATGTTTAGGTGTTCGTTTCATTTTTCCCCCTTACTGCTTGCGCAAGTACGAATCTTGTTAGTTATCTCAGTGCCCACACCATTACCACCTAAAGCATGGTAGGCGGTGTAGACGCGTTCGACTGTTTCCTTATCCGCGATTGGCACGAAACCGTTATGCTCCCGTTGTTCGTCAAACTGTTTCAGTTTGCAGAACAATAGTTCTTTCACACCCTCGCGTAACGGGTTGCGTTTCGCATCGATTTTGCTTAACACCCATTGCACGAGAATAGTCACCGTCTGACTGCCGAGGATGGCGCACAATAATGCCGTCTCCATCAATGCTCCCAATCAATCGGGGGCATGTTGAAATCGTAAGTGATTTTCATTGTCTGCCTGCTGTTCTTCGTCACTGGCTTGTCCAAGCGGGCACGACTGAAATACTGCGAACCTAAGTACAGTCCGGTATTCGCGTAAGAGCCGCCATAGGCTAGAGCGAAACCGCCTATGAACGTCATACAGTTAAACGGTGAGTTTGCCTCCCATCGTGCGCATGGTTTCAACGCGTTAGCATTATCGTCAATGTCATACACTCGATTGTCGAGTAGGATACTGTTTTCCTCCGGCATAGCGGAAACATGAGAATAATAACCAGTGAAAGTTTTCTTAAGCTGGAAAGAAGTCGAATACTCCCTGACCTCATTTTGGAAGAGGATGAAAAACGAGTCACGGATAGCGGAGTAAGAAATCTCTCGGCAATAATCTCCTATATTGTGCGTTGTCACGTCAGTCAGGTCAGACACCGGCGCACTGCAAATAGACTGACTGTTAACCCAATAAATTGAATGATTATACGCGGTTAACGTCGTATAGGAGGTTAATCCGGCGTTTGGCACTTGCGTTTTTACTCTATTCCACGTATCCCCGTTAAGTTTTGTAATCCAATCATCCAACGTGAACGCGATAAGCATATCAGTGTCCGGAGTGTAGATTTTCCCATCACAGTAAGTCACAGGCCACATAACCTGCAAACCTGTCAACAGGCCATAGCCGGCTCTATAGGCTGGGTTACTCGTGGATGGACTGCTATAAATGCTTTGGAAAGTACCATTGCCTTGCGAGGTTGAAAAATCGAACACGAAACGCAACGAGTTCGCCTTGCGATATGATTCGTCTTGGTTGAAGCTACACTCGTTAGCATTATTCGACACGTACTGGTGATAGCCGTAGCTCAGTGGAGTGCCATGAATCACACGTTCGCGCGTGTTCACAGGCCCCGCGTAATCCGTCAGAATAAACGCACTGTTAAACGCATACTGTGGAAAAACGGAAACAGTATTAGACAAGGTTTCTTTATCGGATAACATCATGAATTGCGCGTTAACATACTTACGTAACGCGTCATAAACGAACGGGCTGACATAATTATCATGCTCAGCATGGTCTACAATCCGCCCGTCCTCCATCACATCAACCGACACGTGACCTTTCACGTGCGGCATGATATTCAACCGTTCCACTGACTCGTTCAAAATATTTCCCCTCACTTTCAAAGCGTCACCGTGACACTCACGTCAAGTTCCTTTATTGTAATTTTAGTCGAACCAGTCAAACCAAGCGTACTCAAGTCGAACATTGTAGACCCGTCAACAACAGCAGGCATTTCACGTTGACTCTTGTCTGGCAGAATAAGCGTAAACACGGTATCATCCTCGGCGTTAGTGATTGTGAGCGTCTTATCCTCAAGCCACACAATCGGATTAACAACGTCTTCAGTTTCACGCCATTCCGTCTTAAACCGTTCCACAGTTTCCGCAACAGTAGTGTCGTTGCGTTCCGGGAACATGATAGACGTTGTATCCTCAACGTTACGCCATTCGCGTTTAAAACGTTCCACAGCGTCAACCACGCGCCGGTCAGGACGTTCGTTAGAGATACCACCATACGCGCCCTTAGCGCTGATATAGATTTGCGCGTCATTGATAGCGAGACTGCCAGCACCACCATGCTTAAGATACAAGTCAAGCGTTGTCTGGTCATTACTGCTCACGTTCGTAATCAGGAATGGAAGGCCGATAGTGACATACCCTTCAGGGCATGTCTGCATGATACGCGGGCCAGCCTTTTCACCGTTCAAAAGGAAATAGCCTTCGAGTAGTCCCGCCGTCGTGGTTTTGACGGTTAGACATAAATTACACTCAAGCATGGTATCCGAGTAAACATTGATGCTTAAGGGTAGTACGCGTGTGGCCGTATCCCCTAGCGTATATTCCGTGTCGTTGAATGCTTGGAATACGCTAGCCTCCGTCGTTGACGTCGTATCTCCGGTAGTATCATCGGTCGCAATCGTAAAGGACGGTGGCACGTAATCCAAAGTCACACTATCATCATCATGCACGCTAGACGTGTGGATAACACTAACAGTGGTCAACACGCGCACGTCAAGCACATTATCCCAAACGTACGCTTGCTGACCCAAACGTAAATCGCTGATACCGTCAACAGCTGTCAAATCGTAAGATAGCGTAGGATATGCGGACACGGAAAGTTTCTTCCTCGCGTCATCCAGTAGATTCTGCACGACGGTGTAACGTTCGTCCTGCCATTCCTGCCGTTTCGTGAACCGGGCACGTGCCTCATTCTCAGTCATGCCTAGTGACGTGTACCAGCCGAAATCTTCAACTAGTTCACTGCCATGATTTACGTTTGCCACAGTCAACCCATTGGCTCCGATAGGGTGCAGGACGGTGCAGGTCGGCGGCGTCTCAGTCTTCTTAATATTGGACATGTTGATGTCGTAGTTGAACACGACACCGGAAGGTGTCATATCCCGTTTAACGAATGAGACTTTACGCTGGGCGGAATCGAACGATAACACTTGGTTAGACTGATTCGCCAACCACGTCAACAATTCCGTGACCTTCTTGCCTTGCAGGTCGGCGTAAATCGTGCGCGTATCATCCTCAATCGTTCCAACCGTCCAAAGCGTGTTAGACAACAATTGCGTGACTGCCGCGCTCAACTTCGCCTTCTCAACTTGGAATGACTCAACCTCGATTGAAGCCATTTCAGCCTGCGCTTCATCCGCGATAATCTCACACGTCTCCGTGTCGCGCGTGCGGTTCACTTCGTTAATGACAAATCGACGGTGTTGGAATAATAGTTCCATGTCGCCCACAACGTCGGTTGCTTCATCCGTGCCAACAGTGACGGTTAGCTGATTAGTGGAGTCGGAACGTTGGTCGAACGTCCATTCCGCGCGCGGGCTGAGCGTACGAAGTTCATGCCCTTGCAATCCCACAAGGGTGATAGTGTCTTCTGCCAGCATCACAGCCACCTCGCAGTATACGAACCATTGCCACCACAGTCAGGATAGAACCTAACCGTATTCCCCGACTGCCTTAATTTCGGAAACGTGCCGGACGTTTCCAATACCGTCAGCTTGTTATTGACGGTAACAGTACGAGTCTCACTGTTGACCACTATCACGTCACCCTGAGCGACTTGCATGTCCAAAGTGAGCACGTAGCCGTTAACATTCATACTGAAATTGTTGGCGGACTTGTTCACCACAAGATTAAAAACCGGTTCGACATTGTAATTGGTGTGCAACGTGTCAGTCGGGAGCGTGTCGAAATCAATATCATACAGGGCACCATAACGGAACGGGTCAGGACACGTGAACGTGATAGTACCGGTCGCGTAAGTCTCATGCTCTTCCAAGTCAATCGCACTAACGATAGCCTGATACGTGCCCTCTTGGTCACTGAAAGACAGGCTAGCGGGAACGTCGGTAGCAAGCACGCTCATAAGCTTAGACGCGTAAGATGGCATCATTTGGAAACAATAGCCGATAACGGTTACTTCCACTTGAATATCACGCGCGGGATAACGATTGCCTACGAATCGGCTACCGTGCGCGCCCTTATACGCTACCGTGGTAACGTCCGGGCTTACGAACTCACGCCCCGTAACGTTACCAATATAAAGCACGGTATCAGGTAGGACGGTAGCCAAATCAGTGTTATTGAAAACGATTCCCAATTTCACACCCTCTTCAAGTCACGACGTTGCAAACGATTCAACTCTTGCGCAATCAGACGAATATCATTATCCGAACGCACCTGCATACTCTGAATAACAATACTAGTCTGCGGTATCGCGGACGTGACACCACTAGCAGAACTATCAAACACCGGCAGTGAGCCAGTAGTAGTAGTCGGCACCTTTACAGCGTCAACCATATCCAAACTCAACGAGTCCAACGAGTCCATCAAACCACTAGTGTTAGCCTTGATACCCATTTCGATACCGGACGGAATATACTTGCCAACCTCTTCGGCCATGACTCGCGACGGGGAATGAATACCCAACGCTTGCTTAGCCCACTTGACGATATTCTTACCGAAGCCAAGAATATTATTACGTACCCAATTAAACATGTCACTGATACCATTCCACAAGCCGCGAACGATATTACCGCCAGCATCCTTAAGCCAATTCACCGCGCCATTGAAACAATCCCTGATTCTGCCGGGAATACCCGTGATGAACCCCACAGCCTCATTGAATCTGTTCACAATCGCATCCTTGACTTCTTGGAACTTACTACCGAACCATGCGCCAATATCATTGAAGAAACCCTTGATTCTGCCGGGGATACCACTAAACCAATCAGTGACAGCATTCCACGCGTTCGTAATATTTGTTCCGGCGTCGGTGAAAAACTTGGTGATACTATCCCAAATGTTTTGGAAGAAGTCGCAAAGGTTTTGCCACAAGTCTTGCATGGTCTGACAGAAGTCCTGCCATGCTTGCTTACCCGCGTCAGTCTGCGTGAAAAAGTAAACCAACCCAGCCACAAGCGCCGCCAATAGCGTGATAACCAACACCATCGGATTAGCCGCCATAGCCGCGTTAAACAACCATTGCGCTACTGTGGCGGCAGTCTCCGCAAGACTGAACGACTGAAGAAAACCGACCACGGTACTAATGATTTGCGCTGTCTTGAACACGGCAAAACCGGCGCCGATACCAACAAGCGCCGAAACAATCCACGTACTATTCGCACTAAACCAATCGGAAAATGCTTTCAGGAGGTAAAGCGCTGGCTGGATTGAATTGCCGACTGCTTCGAACGCCTTGCCGACAACACTACCAACACTACCCAGAATATTGGCTAACCCACTCCAATCAGTGTTATTAACGAAGTCGGTAAACTTCTTCGTCATATCAGTCAAACCGTCTAAGAAGCCCTTAACAAATGGTGTGAACGCGTCACACAGTGTGCCACTCATGGTACGTTTGAACGCTTCCCACTGTTGACCGATGCTCATTGTGCTGTCTGCGGCTTCATCTGTAGCACCCTTGATATTTTCATAACTGTTCGGCACGTTGCCAAGAGCTTCAATCATACCAAGCGCATTATCCTCACCAAGACTAGACCATAAAGTTGACGCTAGACTAGCTTCCTTGGTTTTATCGGTCATGGTGCCCATTTCACCGATAACAGCATTCAACACGTCTTCCGCAGTGGCCTTACCACTCTTGAAATTGTTGAAAACGTCCTGAGTCCCCTTCGAAAACTCTCCAATACTCTGCTCGATACGCCCGTCCGTCAGAGAGGTAAGGAACTCATTAAGAAAGTCTCCCACCTTGTCCAGTTGGTAGGCGCCACTATCCACGCCAGCCTGAAGCAGTGAGAAATATTCTTGCGCGGACGTACCGGCTTCAGCCCACCGGCCACCATACTCGCTAAGATTATCAGCGAGTTCGTCCGTATAGTTCAGACCATTCTGCATACCCTTGGTCATAAGGTCGGTAGCATCCTGAGCGCTCAAACCGAATTTTTCCATAAGGACTTTCACACCACGTACGCTCTCACCCGCGTCCGCGTCAAACGTTTGAGCCCACACTTCCGTAGCCTTCGTGACAGTGTTTAAATCACCATCACCGATACCACGAATCACCTGACTGACATTAGACGCGACATTAGCCACGTCTTCCAAACTCTCACCCCAGCCTTGCCGGTAGAGTTCTCCAGCTACCTTGCCAGCATTCTGTGCGGCCACACTACCCTTACCCAGTTGGGCGTCCAAAGTGCCTTGCACGTCAATCTGACTAATCGCCGAGTCAATACCGGTTTTGAACACGCCACCCACAGCGGCAAGAGCGCCACCAATACTCGCGACTTTAACAAGCTTGCTAGGCAGACTCAACCCTAGCCCGTCCGCCAGTTCACTAATCCCGTCGAACGTTTTACTGAACGCGTCCTTAATACTTGGCGCGTTCTTACCACCGTTCTTGCCAACGTCTTCAGTGGCCTTGTCCGCTTGTTCTGCTGATTCTTTAATCTCGTCGGTGGCGTTCTGAATATCCTTCACACCACGCTCATAGCCGCTCGTGTCAATAATCGCGTCGAAACGAATTTCACCCGCTTGCGCCATGTCACATACCCCGTTCCAATTGCTTCACGTATTGCTTTAACACTTTGTCTCCCTTTTTGGCTTGCGACGCTCCAAACGCAACATACATATCATTCACGTGTAGTATGCGGTCACGGATTGCGAGATTCCGCCCAGCGTTCAATAAGGCTATGAAAGTCTCGTAACTCACCTCGTCAGCTAGCACGTCACGGATAGCCTGCCAGCCATAATATTTGCCGAACTCGGCTAACAGTAGTTCATCATCACGAAAAAACGCCGAAGCCTTAGACTTGCTCTCAGCCTGTTTCATGGCTTTAAGCTTTGCTAACTGCTCCGGCGTAAAATCGTCAATGACCTTATGCACCGTCATTGACTACCCCCATTAGAAATACGTTTTACCGAAAACGAAACGCATAATCTGACGCATAACCGCCTGATATGCTAGCGGGTATTTCTGTTCCGCTTCCTCAGCCCACGTTTTAAACTCGTCGGTCGGGGAGACGAGCGGGATAAGCAGATTGCACAAGTCGTTTTGAATCTTCAGCAATTGCTTACTACTCATGTCCTGAGCGTTCAATGCTTGAAGGGTTTTCACCTTGTCCATGAACTTCAGGTAAGTGCCCGCACCCATAGGATTCACAGTGAACACGGTGCCTTCTGGATTATTGGAGGTAATCAGTTTGAAGGTGTGTTCCTCGGTTTGTTCGCGAGTGTCGATAGTGACGGTTTCACTCATGCTTCACCTCACTTTCAGACGGTACCGCTTGCCGTAATTTCCACGTACTCCTGTTGCTCGGGGTCATACTTAGTGCGCTTAGTTGGGTCGGAGCAGCCGAAGTTTACGTAACCCTTCTCGTCAGGGAGCATGGTAACGTTAAGTTCGATAGTCACCGGGTCACTCGTGCTACCGATAGTGAACTCGCCACCATTCTGAATCAGAGCGGCCGGGATATACACGTCGTTAGTACTATCCGTATCGCACGTGTTGTGAATCACGATAGGGCTGGACGTGATGGCGGAACACTCGCCCGCACCGAAAGTGACCTTGGTGCCTGCCGTGCCCTTAGTAGCAAGACTTGGAAAGATGCGGCCAAGCACTGCCATGTTCGGAATGATGAGTGGAATAGTGGCACTGATTTCGCTATAGGTGCCGGTAGGAATACTAATAGTTCCGGCTTGACTTTCCACGTCCACCGTGTTTGGGGTGAGTGTGATGGTGATACCATCGGAGCCGACGAGTTCGGGTGCGAATTCTTCTTGCCCGATGTATACGGTTTTCTTGCCGATTAGACTGTAGTCTGTGGTAGCCATATTGTGTTACTCCTTATTGAGAATGGTTATCGTTTTCTGCTTGCTTCCTAGTTTATCACTTTTACCCCACTTAAATCTGGGAGTGGGTAGGTTATGGTGAAGTGGATGCTTTTCACGTAGTGGCCTTCATTGTCTACTGCGTCTAGGTCTATACTGCTTGCTGGGCTTATGTTTAACTTCTCGTACACTATTGGGCTTTCGGGTTGACAGCTTAGCGTGCATTGGTCTACCAACTGTGTGTTGATGTATTCCATGAGTTTTAGTAGGTATTCGCCTTGTCGGATTACATCGTAGAAGCGTGTGCTTACTGTGAGTTGGTCAGTATAATGCCCGTTGCCGTTGCTTACTGTGGTTGAGGTTATCCATATGCCATCTTTACTGCTGACTGCGCCAGTGTCTAATATGGGGCTTTCGTTTACGAAGATGGTTTCCCCATAGGTGCCGAAGCCGTGTTCTGCTAGGTCTAATGCTACTGCCAGTTCAATCATTTTAGTATCCTTTGGAAGTAATTGTCCGCGTGGGCTTGGGCTTTAGCTACTGCACGATGTAGGTAGAGTCTTGTGCCGGGGTGTCGATGGTTTTCGTATTCTCGTCGTTTGGCGTATGGGACTCTGCCGCCACCGAAGGCGACATAGCCTTTCATGCCTTGGAGTTTGAAACGTCCTGAGTCTTTCAATAGTCCGGGGTGTTTGTCTTCGGGTGCTTTGCCGATTGGAGCGTTGGTTACAGCGTCCTTGTGTATGTCGGTGAGCATGTGGGCTAATCCATTGCGCATGACTTGACGGCCTTGCTCGTACACGCCTTTATTGATTGTGACGCGTAGGCTCATATGGTGCTCCTTCCGTATGGTTGGGCGTAGACGGTGATGAATCGTGTTTTCCCGGTGGTCATGTCGTCGCCTTGACTTGCTTGAGTGATTTTGAACGCCCGGTTTTTGGTTTTGACTATCAGGTCTAACAGCATGTCGGTGTCTCGCAGGTCTGCTGGTATGTCTTCGACTTGCAGGTGGAATCGGCGAGTAGCGATACGTACACCATAATCGCCGAACGCGTCCGAGTTGGTGGAACGTTTGATTATCGCGTGTACGTCTGCTAGCTTCTTGTTGTTTCGTTCACTACTCGCATACTTCCATAGTCCGACGGTTTCCACTTGGTCGGGGAAGAGGGTAAAAGGATTACAATCCAAGACCATCACCGTCTCCAATCCAATACGGTACTACTGGGAGTGTGTTGGGTGTCGCGATACCTCCCACACCTAACGGCTTCTCGCAGAGACTCCACATGTTGATAACGCTAAGATATGGTTGGATTGCTTGAGTGAGCGTGTCGGTGGAGGTGTTACGTTGGTAGGATACGCTAACGTCTTCGATACTCTTGCTGGTGATAATATCCGTTTCGTCCGCATGTCGTTGCATTGCACTAACCATGCCTGACAACACGGCTTGCAGACTAGCCGGGAGAGTATCGAAACCATATGTTCCGGTGACGGTTACGACAGTGCCCGGCTGTGCCTTGGTTTCGATGGTGAGCGTGTTGCCGTACATTTGTTCTACTTGGCCGGTAATGTAATCCATGTCGCCAACAGTCGAGTTGAACGTGAATGCGACTGGATTATCGTTAACCGTCACTTTGGCGATACTGCTATACCATGCTGGGAGCACAATTGTTTGCCCATCTTCACACACGATGGCTGGGTTGACTCCGGTAGCTTGAGACACCATCGCACCACATAAAAGTTTCTGCAATGCGGGCAGTATAGTCGGCAACCATTTACGAGCATTATCGCCACCAATATTCTCAATCGGGATAAAAGACATTTTTCCTCCAAATATGCGAAAAGGGGCACCCCACATTTGGGATACCCCTACTATTCTACCGTTTACACGGTGGGCTTGATGGCGCCAAGAATCGCGTTCACAGTGGTGATAACGTCCGCCAGTTCCGCGTCACTCTGCAACTTGGTAAGCTTGCGGAGATTCGTGAGCACGGTTTCCGTATCCCCCAACTGGGCGCTGATACTGTCGCCCAGCTTGAGCGGGCTAGTACTAGTTCCGTCTCCTGCAAGACTATTGTCATGCGCGACTTGTGCGATGCCACCACCGGCGCCAGCACCAATATTAATGTGCGCACCCTTTTCATCCACGAAACTAACCTCGGTGACATGCTGAGACTTAGGCGCGTCACCGTCAGAAATGTGAGCATAAATGTTAGTCATATTCAATCCTTAATTAACGAGGGGTAGAGTATTTAACTCTACCCCGTTAGTTAGTCGGTCACTCCCCGGCCTTCGGAGTCAGCACGCCAGCACTCTTAACCTTCATCAGAGCACCACCCGCGAAAATCTCCGACAGATATTCCTGCTCGTTAGTCTTCAGAGCGAAATTGGTGAAAGCACCGATAGACGTATCACCAACCACACCGAAAGCTTCCGGCACAATAATCACTGCGCGAGTCTTAGCGTCATCGGCATCAGTCCACCAATCAGGCGTGATAACCTTATCCACGCCCAAGTAGGCGGCGAGGTTATCATTGCCGTAGCCGACGAGCGGACGGCCAATGCCATCGGCCGCAGTGATAATATCCACCTTGGTATCAGGGCTGAGCACAAGCACCTTAGTGCCGGTTGCCGTAATCTTGGATGCAAGGCCAACCACATCGAGCACGAGATTAGCACGAGTACCCTCGGCCGCACTCAGAACGAAATTCTTGCCCGCGAACTCGCTGGAAGTGTCCTTAGCATCGGTCTGCACGGAGCGGAAGAAATCAAGGTCAGTATAGCCGCCAAGAATAATCTGACGGTCGATAGCGTGCAAAATATAGTTCGGCATTTCAGCTAGCAGGTACTTCACGAGTGCGCCCGGCTTATCGGTACGACGAATATCACCCTTGTTAAGCACGGCATACTTCACCACGAAATCGGCGGCAAGCTTACGTTCCACAAGATTAAACTTCTGCGTCTTCTTCGAGGTGCCATAGTCTGCCACCTTGTAGCCGTGGGCGCGAGTGTCATCGGTCAAGCCTGCCAGCTGAGCGCCAACGGTGAAGCTGTCAACGTCGAGCTTGCGATACAGCGGCCACAGCTCAGAAGCCTTGTTGAGTACGTCTTCAATCTCGGTAATAACCGAAGTCGGGACAAGCTTGCCAACACTAGCTTCATCGATGGAAGAGTTGGCGGAATAGGCGTGACGTGCCAGTTCCTCACGCCAAGCATTCTTAAAGCCCTCCATGCCCTGATTATCGGTACGCCACAATGCTTGCTCGTACGCCTTGGTAGCGTCCTCACTCTTCAGCCAGTCCTTCAGCGGGTCACTGGCCTTGGCGAGAGACTGACGAGCACCGCCCGCACTGTTGATGATGATGTTGGTTCGACCATTAGCCACGGTGTCACCCTCCTTACTGTTTTCTGCCTCGTTGGACTGTACCGGTTCTTCCGGTTCGGTGTTGTCACCGTTCTTTTCGGTCAGTCCATTGATAGCGTCCGTGATTTGGCCAATCAAGGTTTGTGCTTCATCCTTGGTGAGATTGTTCTTGAGTTCCATTATTTTTCCTTCGATATCGTTTAGACTACGGAAAACCGCCTTGCTATCGGCACCACGGTAGACCACGCTAATCTCAACGAGTTCGGCGTTATGGATTACACCGTTTTCGTCGGGGTCAGAATCGAAGTCGATTGTGATACTGAAAGAGTTGGTTAGCATTCCTTCACTTGCCAGCTGTTGCACGTTCCGGCCTTGCTCATTGTCGCTTAGTCGAGCCTGAGCCATTAACCCGGTATCATCAAACCACAGTTTCTCGATGATACCGACTTGCGCCGTGATGCTCGGCATATGGTCAAGCAGGAGCGGCAAAGTCAGTCGGTCGGAGTCGGCTAGGTCGGTCACGAGCTTGAGTTGTCCATCATTCACGGGGACTTGCAGTGTTGCAAGGTCTACCGTGAAGCCATTGGTCATGCGCGTGCCAGAGTTGGCAAGGAACGTCAACGTGTGTCCGTCACTGCTGACATTGTTCACGTCGCATGTGAGTGTCTGTTGCATTCCTATTTCCTTACGTTTTGAGCGTCCTTACGGGGCTTTATTGCTCTACACTGATTCTAACACTCTTATTGAGAATGCTTCTCACTAAGCATGGTGATGTGATAAAGCAGATAGGCACGGCAGTTAGGACACTTGAGCATGAGGCGGATACTATGCTCCGTCTCGCCTAGGAACCTTCCGCACTTCTTGCACTTGATTTCCATTAGGCTACCTCGTAAGTCTGCGTGCAACGACAGCGCGGGTGAGCCGCCGCAGTAACCATCGAAACATAGTCATTAGTGAAGGTTTCACCGTCAATGTCAATGGAATCGCCCTCGTCCATGAAGCTTTCCGCAAGCCCCACAACTTTGCCGTTCATATGCTCGCAGAATGGGCACGGCTTCTGCTCGCTACCGGCATCCAAACCGCTAGTGTGCCAGACCTTTTTCAAGGTCACGCCGGTTTTACTGCTGAGATTCTGCGCGCTGTAGAGATTGCCCAAGCGTTCAGCATTCCTCAACTCGTTCCCGGCCAGCAATTCGGCTCGGTCATCGTCAAGCAATCCGTACAATTCATGTACAAGTTCCTTGTAATCCAGTTTATCCTTGATACCTTGCGAGATAATCTTGGCAATACTCTTATTCGCGGTACCGGTGACAGCGGTCACTGCCTTGGTCAGTTGCTTGCGGTACGCCTTTTCAAACGTATCCGGCAGGGTCTCCCAGCCGACAAGTTGGGCAATCTGCGAGGGCGTCCAAGCGTCAAGAATCTTGGCAATGTCTGGATTAGTTTTGGCTAGTTCCTGCATTGCTTGAATAATCGTCTTGCCTGTGGAGTTGGCGTATGCGACTATTTGCGGCTCGTAGACCGAGAAAAGACCATCAACGAGTTCGGCTTGAATTTCCACACTATCCACGTCAGTCTTAGCAAAACTATGCGCCGCTAGATTAAGGTCAATCAAGTCACGGTAGAACTTGCGGACTAGCTTAGATGCCTTACTTACGGTTGATTCTTCAACGTCAGGTTTTACCGGTTCCGTCTTAACGTCATCATCTTTCGAGGCCTGAATCTGTGGCACAATCTGCGGGGCTTCCGGCTTCACGAAAAGAGACGGTGTAGCCGGTTCCAGTTCCAACGCACTATATTCTTCGGGCAGACGCAATGCCTTCACAGCAGTTTCAACGCTCGCCCCCGCATTGATAAGCTTGATAAGCGTATCGACCTGCACTGCCTGAGTGTCGGCCTGCACCTTGCGCACATCAGTCTGTGCCGGAATATCGAGGGTGAAATTTATGCCGTATCCAAGCCCACCCGTGATTCGGTCAAGCTCGAACTGAAATTTGTCCCACACCGTCATGCAGAGCGGTTTCAAGGTATTTTCGATAAAGGCTCGTTCGGCCTGCTCGGCATTGGCATAGGTCTGTCCATTATCGATACCGCGCACAATATCCGGCACCGCGAGGGCGCTTGCAAGCCGAGTGTTTACCACGTCGTTAAGACTGGACAAGTCGAGCGAATTATTGGCCTGTTGGAAAGGTACCCACACCAATTTACCGGTATCTGACGGTTTACCGCTCAGGGGGTCTACCGGAATCATGTTATAGACCACGCCGTTATTGTGTCCGGCGCCTTGGAACGCCTGTTCAAGCTGATTTTTTGTGCGTGTGAAATCGTCGGCGGTAGCGGACACAATGCCCATCATGCCAGCTGGGACAGCGCCGTTGGCGAAGAAGCCACGCTCGTAATCCGCTATCATGTCATCGACGTTTGCCCACTTGCGGATGGTCTGCGCGGGACTGATGCCACGCGACGGGTCAAGCGGATGTGTGGAATAGCTGAGTGCAATAGTCTCATTACGAGTAAAAGTACGAGTTTCCAAACGTCCGTTAATGGTCATGGTGACGCGATGCGTCCAAGTCGTGTGACTGCTATCCCACTGTCTGCTATCTTGTGGGAGGAACGTATAGCCCGCGATATTGTCCGGCGTAATCTCGCCGCCCGGTTGAATATAGCCGCCTTGATTCGTCCACACCAGAATGTCAAGATGCGACTGGGTGAGAATACTATTGGCGATGAATTTCAGGAATTCAAGGCACGAGAATTGGTCATTAGGCGCGTACAATGCTTTGAGCGCTGGAGGTGCCGGGTTGATACGCTCGCCTTGAGCGTCAACAGCGTAGGGGATGATAGTGGCGAAACGTCCCGCAATCGCGTTGGAATATGGGAAAATCTGCGCGTACGTATCATAAGGCGGAATTACCTGCGTTCCACTGCCGCTAACCCTAGTCCATCCTTCAGTCAATGCTGGGGACGTTGGACGTGTAAAGAAACTTCTGATTTTATATCCGAGTTTAGACAATGTTACCGTCTTTCAATAGGCTTATTGATAACGGTTCTCATTATACTAGGAAGCCCCCGCAATCACTGCGAGGGCTTATCCCAGTCAACCAACCACCGGTAAAGAAAAAGGACAAAGCTTTACCGGCTCTATCTATAATACTTCAACATCCCAACTTGTCAACTTAACCGGCGTGTACACGCTCAATAAAACCGCGTCCGCAAGGTCAGGTGAGCCAACATTATTTGCCGCCTTGTAATCCGCTTTCGCTTGCACTTGGCGTTGATTCTTCGTCGTGAGTTTCCATTCACGCGTGCTTAATTCTTCGAACAAGTCGTTTTTATCAGGCAGTGAATGAATGAAATGTATGTCACCGGCTACTAGTTTCTCAGCGAAAGTAAACCACACTTCGCTATTGATGTTGGGATATTTCGTGTTGTCTTTAGCTCGTGACGCGGAATTAATCGGCTGAATAGGTAATCCGTCAGCAATAAGCATGTCGGTTAGACCACCGCCAACACCACAGTCATCAATATTAATGGCGACTGGATTGTATCGGTCTGCCAGTTGTCTAATGGTCTGCGCCGAGTCCGTTAAACGCGTGTGGTTCCAACTGACTAAATCGATAATAGTGCCGCCACTATTGACTGCTACGGCTGTCCTGTCGGCTCCAAGTCGTGCAACGTCAACACCAAAGGTTATGCCACCGTCAGGCATGATGGTGGTTTCTGCGGACTGCAATTGTTGCCACGACATGATGCGGTTAAGCACGTTATCGGTCGGCTTGCCCTCCCAGATGTGCGCGAAGTCGGGAGACCCTTTAGCCTCCTGCACTTGTTGCAACACTTCCCGCGGCAGTAGTCCAGCCTTGAGCGCAGTACGATAGGTGACGTGCCTGTGGATGGTTCGCGCTTTCACCTGCTCGTTAGCATTCCATACGAACCGCTCCATAACCTCGTCTTTCGGTGTCAGAGGATTCATGGCAAAAATGACTGTACTGTTTTCCTTGCGGATAGTCGGCAGAAGAATATCCAGTGAATGCTTGGAAATAAATTGCGCTTCATCAATAAAACAAACGTCAATACCCTCCAAACCTTTGACAGTGGTTTCGGGGTCATTATGCAAGCCCTTGAAAACGAAACTAGTCCCATTTTCGTGCTCTATCGAGTCTTTCGTGATAGTGTATCCGCCAAGGTCTAACATGCGTATAGAGTCCTCAAGACTCTTCTTCACTGATTCATTAATCGAGTTTTGGAACTCACGAGCGCACAAGACTCGAATAGACTTGACAGCTCCACGCAACACTAACGACTGACATATGGTCGTGGTTTTGCCTGAACTACGGCCACCCTCGAAAACGAAATAGCGGGCGGGCGGTGTAAGTGAGTGAGTCCACCAGAAAAGACTAGAATAATCATCAGGAATCTTCATACAACGTATTCTAGTAATTGGCATGGAAACGCCCCTCTAGTCGCGCGATTAGAGGGGCTGTAATTTTACTTTACATGCCATGAGATTATCACACGCATAAGTTGCAATCTCATGCCAGCCAGTGCTTCAGGCTGGGAGCATTTCGGCGCATTGCATTATCTCTCATGCCAATAATGTTCATAGGCGCTCGGCTCGGGGGCTGACGGGACTCGAACCCGCGACATATAGACGTGACACTTAGTCATGTTGCGACACGACAAATAGCCACGTCCCGTTCTGTCCACTGAACTACAGCCCAAGCAATGACATAATAGGCGCATGCTCCTATTATGTTCCGCTCTCCCGTCTGGACTCGAACCAAAACAAGCAGTTCCAAAGACTGCCGTGCTACCTATTACACCACGGGAAAATTGGTTAGCTTGGACTTTAGCGGACTACCGCCGCAATCCTATCGACCGCCAACCGTTGACCGGAGAGCACATGTTACCTCACTATCGACCATGCTCGCTAGCCGCCCTTTTATATTTCGTCTGAGTCACTGCAAGAGTAGTGTACTCAACCGCCTAACGCTTATCCTAGGCTAACGTTAGGATTGCGGAACGTGAGGGATTCGAACCCCCGAACCGTTGCCAGTTAGCACCTTAGCAGGGTGCCCGCTTAAACCACTCGCGCAACGTTCCAGCCCCGTCTAACGCAAAATGAAAGGGAATGCTAGACTGGAATTAAATTATATATATAGATAGATGGCTCAATTTCTTTTCTTGCCAAGAAATAATATACCACATCAGACAGGCAAACACGCCGAAGGTATAATCTTCGGTGCGTAATGATTTTGAGCACAATTATGGTGGAACCGGGGTCGTGGAATATCGGCACTATAATCACATAATACGCTAACCTTAACCGCCGCAGGATTAGCAATAACACTGTAAAAACTTTTGACATACGTACCACTATCAACGTAAATATCAGTCATCCCGCCGCAAGCTGACTGCGTTTGCGTTTGAACAAGCATGGAATTTAAATAAGTCATACATAATGCGCCGGTTTGCTGGTTCGTCGTGTAACCGTTAACGTCTTCGTTGATAGTACCCTTAAACTCCCATATTCTATCTGTCTTGCAGAAAATACCGTTCATCGCCTTACGTTTAAACGGATTCCTAATCTGCCCACCCACAAGGTCACCACCTTGAGCGAAAGCAACACAGGTTAAAAGCTGTATATCATCCAACGCTTCGTAATAAGTCTCAAAGACTCTGTCAAGGTCGGAATATTCTCTCACTTTAAATTTTCCGTTGGACGGGAAACGATATTGAAAACTCGTATAATCGTCATCGAGCTGAAGAAAATAATCAATTCCTAAATCACGCGCTAATTCGTAGGAATATTGACGAGGGTAGAGGATGCCGGTACGCGGAGTGAAATTGTCCATACTATCGGTATATTCGGCTACCTTTCCACGGTTGAATATTTTAACGTTTTGTTCGCCGTATTCATGAATATAGTCGGATATTGTTGGGTCAGTATCGTCTAAAAGAAAATACGTTTTACCGGTATAGTGTTGTCGTTTAAGTGTCTTAAATGTTTTTTGATTAAACGGACGTTTACGAGTGAGAATAAAAACAGCACTATTCCTCATTGGTTAACGCTTCCTCTGCTAACGCTTGTAGAGTCTTGGTCATTTTAATAAACCCATTTTCAATAGCATTATCGTAATCGACGATAACGAGGGCTAGTTTTTCGAAAATCTTCCGTTCGTTTTGTGGTAGGTGTGAATAATATTCAGCTATTTGGTCGTAGTTAAAGACTGTGAACCGGTAAGCCGCGTGCGTTAAGAATTTTCGCAACTTAGTATCTTTAATGTTAGCTTTAATATACGTTAAAAGTTCATCGGTCTTAGAATGGTCATATAGCGCGGAGAGAGCGGGTGGGGTATCGGATTGTGGTGTATACACCGGCGTATCGATTTTAGCAGTATAAACGTTATCCGGCGTATCATCGTTAATCCGTAAATCGAATTGGCCCATATCAAGCGAGGGTAAATCGGTTTTAATCTGGGCTAATTCGCTGTTAAGCATATCTATATCGAACCCGGAATTAAGTGTCAGCTGATTATGGACAAGCGTATAGGCGCGACGTTGAGCGTCAGACAAATCATCCAGACAAATAACTGGACACGTCTTACGCTTAAGCTTCTGCAAGGCCAACACTCGGCCATGCCCTTCCACAATGATAGGCACACCGTCCGCGTCATGCCACACGGCCACTGGGTCATTCATACCAAACTCTTCAATACTGGCCGCTATCTGCGCCACCTGCTCGGCTGGATGCTGTTTAGCATTCATGGCATACGGCACGAGGTCAGCAACCTTCATTTCGATAATTTGCAGACTCATTTTCTACTCTCCTTATCCAGCCAAATCATGTATAGACGGAGTATATACGCTTTCTCTACTCTCGGATATGCTTTCATCAATCCAGACCGCACACCGTTGATATTACGTCTCACCATGCGGATAGTCTTCGAGCCACGCGTACGTCGCCAATTATCCCAAATGAATCGGCCAAAACGAACAGTGGCATAACTCATGTCTTCCGCTGGATGCTGGACGAATTCAAGCCATTCGCGCACAGTCCAAAAATCATTCTTCATCTTCATCACCCTTGACGAACTCAATATTAATGGTTGGTGGAACATAGCCGTTAACTGTCTGTTCAACCGGTTGCAACGCTTTGCCGTCAACGCGGTCAACAGTGTCAACTAGCTTCTTCCAACCTTCTCGCTTCTGCATGTCCAACACGGTTTGCAATGCGGCACGTTGGAATTGCGTAAGCTCCCCACCCTTAGCCTGCAATATGACCTCTTGCAGTTCAATATCGGTCATGCGGCCATACCGGTTGACGTTGTAGGTGTATGAGTCTTCCTTCTTCCACCTACCATTGCACGCGTTCTCGGGATGGTCACCGAAACCGCCTTTTCCTGTCGGATTGTTAACCATTCCTTTTTTAACACCCATCGTCAAAGTCCTCCAATTCCATTTGCACACTATGCGGCTTACGGCATTCCGCAATCATGCTTTTTATTTCAGGGTCATTCAAGTCAATCGGCGTAGAATTATGCGGAATACTCAACGCTTCCAGCTGTTTCCATGTCAAGCTCATAAGCCTAACACCTTTAAAATGAGTCGAAACAGCATGATACAAACAAGAAGCATCACCAACGCAAAATCAACCAGCACTAGCACGGCCGCGATACTGCCAATGATATGGCCGATGTTCTGTTTAAGCTTCTTCACTTGCCAATCCCTCCACTGTGATATGCGCGCCAATATGAATACCGGACGCGTAGATTTTGGTTGCTCCCAAGTCAACCACCTGACTATCATCCACCCACACCCCCGCATCAGTCAAGGCGTCCAATACGGCACGGCACAGCTTGTCAATATCAGGCGGAACGGTAGGCATATGACGTTTCACGGTTTTAGGCCGCGGCATAAGAAACGTGATACGCACCGACACGGGCACATCCTTGTCAAACTGTGTGAACTTTTCCAGAGTCATTGCAATACGCGCATTGTCGGACACGAGGTTACGCCACGGCTTATCCCTTTTGCTCATAGGGATGGCGTGCCCCCGCACGAAACGGTAACTACCTTTAGGTGCGGGAGTCATGCCATACGCGTTAAACGTTAACGTTTTGGTTTTCAAAATGCGGTTTCACCCCAAGCGTCACTATTGCCGAAATCGTCGAAATTGGACGGACTATTAGCTGTCTGCTGTTGCTGAGGCTTCGGCGGACGGGGCGGATACACGGTAATCTTCGGGAATCGAGCATCGAAATACACGCGCGGCTGTCCGTTATTATCCGTCGCGCAAGTGTAATTGAAAGCGGTCTCCAAACGCACCTCACTACCCTTGTGCAATACCTTTTGCAAGGCTTGCGCGCGGTTAATATCCCACTCGGTACAGCGGATAAAAATCTGGCAGTCATCGACATATTGGCCGGTCTGCTTATCCTTATGCGAGCCATTACCGGCCACGGTGAATTGCAGAATCTGCTTACCCGTCTTCGTCGTCTTCAATTCAGGCTCACCGGTAAGCCTACCGTGTTCAATCAGCAGAATAGGGTCGTTCATTTGTTTTGCTCCAATCGTTTCGAACGCTTGTATTCGCGTATCTGCGCTAAACGTTCCTCGTATTTTCTGGGATATTCTTTTTTGATTCTCGCGTATTGTTCGCGGTCATGCAGTAACCGTTCCTCACGGTGTGCTTGATAGTATCGGCGTTTACGTGCCCGTTCAAGCTCGCGTTGTTGAGCGGTTAGTGGACGTTTCCGTTTAGGTTTTCGGAATGCCTCTATTTGCTCTTGCAGTGGGGTAAGGTCGTAGTCCTGCATCTGGGTGATGTGCGCTTTCAATGCGCATTCAATTTCACCTTCGGCAGTCAGCCTACTCACTTACGCCGCCTTAAATACAGCTCGGTCTTTAGCTTCTATGGCTTCGACCGGGATACGGTAGTCCCTTTTAACCTTGATTGCTGGAATTTCACCGTCTTTGATAAGGCTGCGGACGGTTTGCGTTGTTACTGCGTAGTGTTCGGCGACTTGTCGCACTGTGTAATATTTCGTCATATCTCATAGCATACACGACATTTCGACAAATTGCAACCGTATCGCAAAAGTATGGAAAATATCGCTTATATGTCTACCCTGCACCACATGCAGTACTACCCTGCACCACATGCAGTACTACCCTGCAC